CCAAGATCTCTACGGTTCCTAACCAACCAGCTCTTGCAAGCTGGTTGCGGAAGGAAGACAGAGAAACTATCTCTCTCGCGCAGCGGAGTGAGGACGGAAACTTCTCACGGCAATAGACAATGGAAACGTCTATCCCGTAGAAGTATTCTTTCCCACAGCTCTCTCTGAACGGTCCAGTCCAGAAAGACTTGTGTCGATTTACTTTGAGACCACAGGTCTCTAGTAAATTGATCACTCCTTCGGCCTCGCCTACGGGCACGATTATATCGTCTCCGTAGACACGCACCGAGCCAACTCAACGCTTAAGCTTGCGCCTAGTCGGACGGGTGGACATGCCGAGACATGCGGATAAAGCGATGGAAGTAAAAATCATCGCTTCAACCGGGAATGTCATGGCAGAGCCCATCGACGCAAACTTCAGTAGAGGGATCACCTCACCTGAAGGTAACTGGCAGCGAAGAGATCGAGTTACCTGGATAGCCTCAAGAAAATGAGGCCAATCACAGAACAACTCCTCCACAAGCCAGTTGGCGACACGGTCGCTAGCATCGCTCAGGTCGAGCGTTGCTAACGTCCCCTCCAATGAGCCTTCTTTGGCCATCCGTTGGTTAACGGTCTGGTCAGTGAAGCCTGCAAAGGAGCCGGCTATCGGGTCTGACTCGATAGCTGGCACGAGAGAGGAAGCCAATCCCTGCTGTAGATATTGCATTACAGTAGGTTCGGCCGCGATCAATCGTGGTTTCGTCTGCGTCTTAGGAACGGCCACCAATCTAGTCGGTGGTTCGTCCCGTGCGCTCAGGAACTGGATGTCCATTGCCTCAAGCGCATAACGCGCGTTAGGCAAAGCATATTCCCAATACGGGAATAGGTGCTCAAGTCGATCATGCCACGTAGGCATAATCCACTTAGCGTTACCACGGCGTTTGTCTGCCGTTGCCCCTGGACCGTGCTTAGGGACTAGTTCTCCAGAATAGATCTTTCGATCAACTTCTGATAGAACGTCCCCAAAACAAGCACGTAATGCTCCCCTAATGTGTGCGAGTTTTCCCTCCGAAAAGAGGAGATCAACTCGCGTATCCATAAAGGGGAATCCAGATCCTTGTCTGTGAGCACGTACTGCGAAATAGCCTCGTCGACCTTTTGGTCTTCACACAAGTCTTTCTCTTTCGAGAACGCCAGCGTGAGCTGACGCAAGGACTTGAGGGCTAGTGACGCACGATTGACATGTTCAATATCTGTCAAATCGTACGGACGCAGTACTGGTTGGGTGAAGTAGTGGGTAACGATCTCCCCACCAGCTTCGTACATATTACCAACCAACTCGCCCCGCTCCGAGCAAAACAGCAGATCCAGGAATCCACCGAGAAATTCGGGGACTCCTTTGGCGCCTGAGATTGGAACGTTCG